AATACCTATTTCTTGTTCTTCGTCTAAAATTAGTTCTACTATTCGCATATTATTATATAATGTTTTTTATTATTTTTTGTATTTATAGTGTCGCACCTTGTACAATATTATTTTCTAAACTCTGTGCGGTTGTAACATCATTAGCAACTACATACGCTTGTACAGGTTGTTGTGTTTGACTACCTACTGCTTCAGCTAATTGGCTTGTTTCAGTTGCACCTACAATATTAAAGCTAGGGGGTTGAGATGCTGCACCGCTTGTTACACTAGGCACACTTGTTGCACCCCCTGTAGCACCTGTTGATTTTACTGCATTTTTAACAGAACTTATAATACTAATACCTTGCCCTAAAGCAGCAGCAATAGTTATAAGGTTTTGAGGGAAGCCTATTTTAGAACTTTCTGAAACATTTTGTGCTGCATTAACCCCTGCTTCAGCTATTGCTCTTTTGCCTTTAAATGTAATATTTTTTAAATCCATTACAGCTTCTTTAGCTCGTAAAAGTTGTTTAGCTATTAATAAAGCCTTACCTACACCTGTTTCAGCACCTGCTACAGATACAACAGCATCTAAAACATCGTATTTCTGTTGTATTTTTTTATCATCTAGTTCTTTTTCTTTTTCAGCTAGAGCGGCTAATAATACATTTTTTTGCTCTTGTGATAATAACTCGTCATTATTTATTAAGTCACGTTGAGCGATTAATGTTTGTCGTTGCTCATCAAAATTAAGTTTTTCAAATTCTTTGTTAAGTGTTAATTTATCTATTCTTTCCTTTTGGTCTTTTTCTTCTTTTGCTTTTGCAGCGTCATCGTCTTTTTGTCTTGCATCAGCTTCTAGTTTATTGTAATAATCATTTATTTGTTTTTTAGCCTCTTGTTTTTCAGTTTCGTTTAATTTTAGTGCATTTAGTTCTGCTAAAGCTCGTTGTCTTTGGCGTTTAGCTTTTTCCTCAAAACTTTTATCTTCAAAATCTTCATCAGCTTTTGTAAACTTTTCTTTAAGTTTTTTAAGTTTTTCACGCTCCTTTTTAACTTGTTCTTCTTGTTTTTTTCTTTTCTCCTCATCTGCTTCATCTAATTTTTCCTGTTGTTCTTCTAAAGCTTTTTGAGTTTTAACAGCTTCTAATTCCTGCTCTTGTCTTTTCTTTTGTTCGCTATATCTTATCCACGCTGTATCATTATTTAATTTAGCAGTTCTTATTTTATCACGTCCCTGCTCTATTTTTTGTTCTGCAGCATCAATAGCAGCTGCTGCTTCGTCTACTCTTTGTTTAGCAGCTTCAACATCTATAGCTTGTCCAATAATTGGAATTTTACCTATTTGTATTAAAGCATTATTTGCAAACTTTTTAATTCCATTACCTAGCTTACTTAATAACCCACTTAATACATCAGAAGCACCACTTGTGTAAAGTTTTATATTTGCCCAACCATCTTGGAACGTAAAAACTGTAACATCTATAGCATCGGATAAAAACGTTATAGACTTAGTCAAAAATTGTACAGCTCCTCTTGCTAATTTATTTAAGCCTCCACTACCATCTTCAATTTGCAATAAAAATCCTTCCCACGCACTTGAAAGTTTTGTAGTGTCCCCTGCTAAATTATCTAGTCTAGTTTCAGCAATACCTTTAGCAGCACCCTCTGCAGCTAAAAATTTATCTTCTAAATCACCAATTTTATCTCCTGCGTTAGCTAGATTTAAAAGAGATTTAGCACCAACAACACCAACCAAATTAATAGCAGTATTTAGTCCGTTACTTGAATTTCTAACCTTTTCTAAAGCAGTTTCTAAAGTAACACCTTTTTTATTTAATTCAATAAAAGTTTTAGATAAACCTGTCCCTGCTATAGACCCTTTTAAACCTGTATCAGCTAGTACTCCTAATAGTGCTGTTGTTTTTTCAACACTAACACCTAAAGCATTTGAAGTAGGGGCTACTAATTTTAATGCTTCTTGTAATGAAATAAAATCTAAAGCAGAAGATGCTGTACTTTTAGCCATTACATCTACAACCCTTTGTGTATCTTGAGTTGTTAAACCAAAAGCACGAACTGTAGCACCTGCAAATGTAGCAGCTTCTGCTAAACTAACATCTAAGGAAGCAGCTAAGTCAAGAATAGCAGGTGTTGCATTTTGTATATCTGAAACAGTAAAACCTAACTTTGCTAGTTCGGTTTGTAATTCTACAACTTGTGAAGATGTAAAAGCAGTTGAAGCACCTAAATCTTTCGCTTGGTTAGATAGTCTACTCATATCATCTGCGGTTGCACCTGATACCGCTTTAAGAGTAGATAATGCTTTAGCAAACTCTGCACCTTTTTTTGTAGCAGTCGCAAATCCTGTAATTAGAGTTCCTACAGCAACAGCAATAGCACCAACCCCTGTACTTATTAATGCAGTTCTTAAAGCATTTAAAGCAGGTATAGCCCCAAGTATTGCATTTTTCATACCTGCAAAAACACCTTTAAAACCTTTATCTGTTTTTTGTGCTGTTTTAGTAGTTTGATTTATTTTATTATTTAAATCATTTACAGCTTTTTTGGCTTGTTCATTTTCTACTTTAATTACTATTGTTTTTTTTATTGCCATTTTATTTCTCGTTTTAATGCTTTGTAACCCTCTTTTAATGTTGTAGGTAGTTTGTATTTACCTTGTGCTATGCGGATGTTTTCCGTTTCGCCATTAACGTATTTTAAGCTATCTAATATTAGTTTAATCATTTTAGTCAGTTGTTTCTATTGTGTTTGTTATTGGTGCATCAAAGTTTGTATATGACGCTTGTACCCCTAACTTGTATGTTATGCCACTTTCTAAAGGACTAAACTTATGAGCAGTACCTAATACGGTTTGGTCGTAAACTCCATCAATATAAAGTTTATATCCTGTAACACCGCTAACCGCATCCCAAGATAACGTTATACTACTTGCATCTTTAGTTGTAACTGTTGGTTGTGCCACTCTCGGTGCATTAGGGTTTACAGCGTTTTCTAAATCTGTAATGCTTAATAGTTCGTTAATTAACTCTAAATCGCTTTTGTTGGTTAGTAGGTTTGTTTTTATAGTGTTTATTTTATACGCCTTACCACTAATTATAAACCTATCGTTTAGGTTGTATTTAAGTATAATATGTAATGGTAGGTAAGCACTTAAATTTACTTTTCGACCTCTTGGATTAAATAAACTTACAACATAGTCATTATAGTATTCAGCATATAGGTTTGTACCCTCAACTTGTCGTGTGTGTTCGTCCATTTCTAAACCAAAATTAAGACTTACAATGTTTCCACTTGCAGGAACTTGACTTGGTCTATTGTATGTCGTTAAGTTTACACTATCCTCATTCCATTCTATGTCATAACTTCCTAAACTTGTATTTATGCAATAAAGTAATAATGGTTGCCCTATTGTTGGCTCTCCTTTTTCATCTACAAAAGTGCCTTGCGTTATAGGGGTTAATACATCGGGGTTAACGTAAGTATCGGTTAACCTCTCGTACATCATTTTTTCAAAGTCTACTTCTATTTTGTAATCGCCTCCGTCCCATTCGTCATTACCGTAACCCTCTTGAGAAAATTCAACGCCCTGTATTTCATCCGATAATTTAACTAACTGTGTTTTTTTAGACTTAAACCTAAAATCTATGTTTTTAAATTGTAGTAACTTGGATACACTACTTTGCGACATATCTACATAATCAGTAATGTCGTATCTTACCCCCTCGTTATAAAAGTCATTTAATGGTTTAACTACAAGAACACCATCCTCTTTATATACCGTCAAATTAAACATTTTGAACAGGTTTATAAGAAAATCAAAGACTTTCATTTTAGGCATATTCTCTGCAATCCTAAATTCGTTTGATATATCGTTACTGTCCGCAGAATAGTCGCTTTCGCCTATTTGTATCCAAAACCCACCACTTGGCCCACCACCATAAGGGTCTCCCTCATCCCAAGCAAACTCCTTAATAGTTAAGGTTTGGTTAATTGTAAAAGTGTTTGTACTTTGAACAATCACATTAAAGTCAGCAGTACCCGCATTATTGCCATATATTTCAAAGTCTAATGTACTGTCCCCCGTTGTTGTTATTTGCCCTAATGTGTTGCCATCACTTGTAACTACTAAAGCGGTGTACTCACTTTGGTTACCCCCTGTGGTTATAGTAAGCGTTCCCTCATATTTAGAATACTCACTAACGGGCGTTAATGGTCTTTGGTCTGTATCGGGTGCTATAACTGTCCAACTTGGACTTGGGGTGTCTTGTTGAAAAAAGCGGTTAGTTAATGAATTAATACCCCCACCCTCACTTGAGTTGGATATGTACCCCTCATTTCTATGTAGCCACAAATACAGTTGATAAAACTGATAGCTATTTAAAAAGTCATTACTAAACTCTAACCCATACTTGTTTTCAATAGCTTGTATTATTTTAGTAACCCTAATTGCGGGTTTTAAATCAGCGTAAGACAGTTTATTGTCTCCTATTAAACTTCTGTATTTACTATTGTTATTTATTTGAAATCTTCTACTGTGGGTTATTAAAGGAACAAGTACATCCGTTTGACCCGTTTGCAGTTTCGATTTAACATTGGCTGCGGTGTATTCAAAGTTTAAACTTTCAGGGAATATAAGTTCGCTTAATAAGTCCTCTGCGAGTAAATCCTTTAACTCTATTGTATCGCCAAAGAAAACAACCTTATAAGAATATGGTATGTTATTTTTTAAACTAACCTCGTTTAGTCTAATCTTACCCGTTTTATATGTAACACCGTTTAGCTTTATTTCTGCATTCGCTTTATACCTTGCATCAAACCCATTTAATATATCATAATTGTAATAATGTCTAAATAGCTTATTATTTGTCTTTGAAGCAGGTAAATTAAATTGTTGGCTAAAGGCAGTAAATATCTTACTTATATCCTTGACGTTTTGGATACTATCTGTGATGCTTACGCTCTCATCCTCAAATAAATCTACTTTAGTGTCGTTTATGTATAATTCAATTATCTGCATTAACGTATGTTGTTTATCGTGTCAAAGGCAAAGTCTATTTCAATAGTGTAATTTATTAGCTTGTCGTTTAAGTGTGTCTTATAATTCAAGCTACTACTTGCTATATTAATCGGTAATGTCTGTGAATTTATTTCAATCCAACAATCTTCACTTAACTGCATTTCTTTGAATACATCGTTATACGCTTCAGGATAAAAACCTGTGTTAAGCGTTAGCTTCTCCTTACCGTTTTTAGTCAATAACTTTTGTTGGTGTTTGCTTATGTTGTAACTACCATCTAATACCGTATTACGTTTGTATTCTTCTTTTTTAGTAGATAGCACCTCATTTGTACGCTTAAAAAACCATAAGTCTTGTAATGCACCAAACTTATTAATAAACGTTACCTTGTAAGGTTGGTATTTACATTCCTCTATGTTATCTACGGTCAGCTTAATTACTCCATTATCAGTATCTACATATATAGTATCAAAGTCAAATAGTGTAAAGTCATCTACAAATTCCTGTAAACATATACTATCTTCAAAAGTACCTCCATCTTGTATTACCCTATCCTCAAACTCATCAGCACCATTAACGCCACTTGTAACGTATTCTATTTGTTCATCACTTTCTAAACTACTACTTATAGCTTTAGTATAAACTTGACTTCCGTTTAATTCGTATGTTACTTGTGTGGTCTTTGAAGTATCAACAGGAATTACAGCAGGTGCATCGTCTAACTTAACAATTTTAGTATTGGTCTGTAATAATCCACTATTGTTCTGTGGATTTACACCATCCTCAAAAAAACCATAACCGTAAAACCCTTTTCTTTGAACAACACCCTGACTTGCAAAAGCACCACCACTAACAGACCTAAATATTTCGTAATCAATCCAAAAGAAATCACTTTGGTAAACTCCATCAAAATTATTACTAAAATAATCCTTTATAAGTTCACTAATTTCAAACGTTACTTTGTCGTCTATTGCGTTACTTGTTAATTGGTATGTTGGGTCTGTGGGTCTATCCGTTGTTTTCGTTCCTGTATATATGTATATATCTATCCTATCAGTAGTTAGGTTGCTTACAGTATCGTGTATATAGTAAGGACTTCTTACGTTTATCTTGCTCATCTTTTATTTATGTTCAGTTGTATTTGTTTTTCTAATCCTATTGCGTATTGTTTTATAAGGTCATCAGGCAAACGCTTAAATGCTGCCTCAAATGGTTTTGTAAAAAACAGACTTGGCTTTATACCCTTTTGATATATTGCCCTTGCTATTAAAAACTGTAAACTCTGTCTACTTA